ATAAAAAATGAAATCATTAAGAGATTATATCAACATCGTAGAAGGCACTGCACTTCTAGAAAATCCCTGGCAAGCCACAGATCCTGCTAAGGCAGCAGCATGGGCCGCATTGAGCCCCGAAGATCAAAAGTTTTTAGGCAATGCAGATCCCACAGATGCTGCCATACTAGCAAGAGCTCCAAACAAAGGCAAACCTGCCGCGCCACCGGCAGCAGTACCGCCAGCCCCGGGCGCTAACGTTCCTAATCCAGGTCAGCCGGCAGCAGCAGCATCAGATACTGGTGAAGTTCCTGGAGTTACCACACAGTCAGGTGCAACTGCACAGGCAGCAGCACCAGCAGCGTCAGACACTGGTGAAGTTCCAGGAGTTACTACACAACCCGGAGCAACTGCACAGGCAGCAGCACCCGCAAATAGAGATGCTATGCCATTTGGTAAAGCATTTGCTGATGCTAAATCTAAAGGTGAAAAGGAGTTCACTTGGAAAGGCAAAAAATACGCCGTGGCCACAGCAGCTCCACAGGCAGCAACACCAGCACAGCCTGGTATGTGGGATAAATTCAAAAATTGGGCAACTAGTGGCGGTAAAGCGGCACAGGCAGTCAGTGGCCAGCAGATCAGCGACACACCTGCGGCAGAAAGCGTGGAAACAAAAACGGATAATTTGGTTAATGAATTAGACGAAATACGTAGGATTGCAGGTTTGAAGAAATAAATCCTATTTTATGGCAAGATTGCACTTGCGAACATAAATAAAAGCGTATAACATTACTGTTATGCGCTTTTTGTTTTACAGAGGTTGTAGAACAAATACAGGCAAATACAAAGGCTAATAAAGGAGAAAAATTATGGCATCTTTGGCTGAAATTAGAGCAAAACTTAAAGAGCAGGAGTCACGTAGTACAGGCGAAAGAACTGGCAGTGACAATTCAATTTACCCATTCTGGAACTTGAAGGAAGGCAGCGAATCAACTGTACGTTTCCTCCCAGATGGCGATTCAAATAACACTTTTTTCTGGGTTGAGCGAGCAATGATCAAGCTCGAGTTCGCTGGCGTCAAAGGTGAAGCAGAAAGCAAAAAAACAATGGTACAAGTGCCCTGCATGGAAATGTATGGTGAAACTTGTCCGATCCTAAACGAAGTACGTGCATGGTTTAAAGATCCCAAATTAGAAGACATGGGTCGTAAATATTGGAAAAAGCGTAGTTATGTTTTCCAAGGCTTTGTTGCCGAAGACGGACTCAAGGAAGAAAACAACCCCGAGAATCCAATCCGTAGATTTATCATTGGTCCACAGATCTTTACATTAATCAAGGGCGCATTGATGGATCCAGAAATGGAAGACTTACCCACTGACTTTGTACACGGTGTTGACTTCCGTCTTATCAAATCAAGCAAAGGTGGATATGCTGATTATTCAACTAGCGCATGGAAGCGTCGTGAGCGTCCACTAAGTGACGAAGAACAAGCCGCTGTCAAACAGTATGGCCTGTTTAATCTCAAGGACTTCTTACCTAAGAAACCCACTGAGGTTGAACTCAAAGTCATCAAAGAAATGTTTGAAGCATCAGTGGATGGTGAAGCATTTGACATGGACCGTTGGGGTCAGTATTACAAACCCAGTGGTGCTGGAGCCGCTACTGGTGATCCAGTAGCACCAACTCAAACTGCTAAGGCCGCGCCTGCTCCAACAGCAAAAGTCGATGAAGATGATGCACCTTTTAAAGAAGATCCTCCAAAGGCAGCTCCTGCCGCAACTGCTAGTACTGCTGGTGGTGACAATCGTGCCCAAGACATCTTGGCAATGATTCGTAACCGTCAGAAGTAAAAACAAAATTAAGGGGCCCGGTGCCCCTTAAACATAACTAGTATGCAAGGAGACTAACTATGGCTACAAAAGCCTTCGATTTAAGTAAATTTAGAAAGACCTTGACCAAAAGTATCGATGGTCTTGGTGTAGGATTCAATGACCCCACTGATTGGGTCAGTACTGGCAATTATGCATTAAACTATTTGATCAGCGGTGACTTCCATCGAGGCATTCCTCTTGGTAAAGTCACTGTGTTCGCTGGTGAAAGTGGTGCAGGCAAGAGTTATATCTGTTCAGGAAACTTAGTTAAAAATGCTCAAGAGCAAGGCATATATGTTGTATTGATCGACAGCGAAAATGCACTTGACGAAAAATGGTTAAAGGCTTTAGGTGTTGACACCAGCGAAGAAAAACTGCTGAAACTCAACATGGCCATGATCGATGATGTGGCAAAAACTGTCAATGAATTTATGAAAGAATACAAGGCCATGGAAGAACGTCCCAAAGTCTTGTTTGTTGTCGACAGTCTTGGAATGTTGTTGACTCCTACTGATGTCAATCAGTTCGAAGCAGGAGATCTCAAAGGCGATCTCGGTCGCAAAGCCAAATCACTTACTGCTTTGGTACGTAACTGTGTAAACATGTTTGGTAACTACAATGTTGGACTAGTAGCCACAAATCACACCTACGCCAGTCAAGATATGTTTGATCCAGATGATAAGATCAGTGGCGGGCAAGGGTTTATCTACGCTAGTTCAATTGTTGTTGCTATGAAAAAACTCAAACTTAAAGAGGATGAAGATGGCAATAAAATTTCAGAAGTCAAAGGTATTCGTGCTGCCTGTAAGATTATGAAAACACGTTACGCTAAGCCTTTTGAAAGTGTACAGGTCAAAATTCCTTATGAGACTGGCATGAATCCCTATAGCGGTTTAGTAGACATGTCAGAAGCAAAAGGCTTACTTAAGAAAGATGGCAACAGACTTAGCTTCACTACCGGTGATGGTGAAATTGTTAAATACTATCGCAAGGAGTGGGAGCGAAACGAGGAAGGCTGTTTAGATAAAGTGATGGCAGATTTTTCTAAAATTGTTCCACAACCAGAAGCTATCTTAGAGGAGACCGCAGTAAATGACTGACAACCAAATCAGCGACGTTTGGCTATTTTTCAAAGAGTTCATCGACAAGAAAGAACTAGAAGTTGCCGCAGAACAGTATGTTGATCTGCTAGCAGATTTTGGCATCAAGGACAAAGTTCTCGAAGGAGCTAGAGGTGCAGATGCAGAATTAGATGCTGCCATCGAATACTATCTAGAAGATGATGTCACCGAAGAAGTTGAAGACGACTACGAAGACGACGAATACTGATGTGGTATAACAAGATCAGCAAAGATATTTCCTACATTCCCGATGCCGTGGAATATTACAACGCCGAATTGCAGGCTGCAAAAACAGAATGCCGTATAACGGGTAATATTGAAAAGGCCGCAGCCAATATGCCTGGCATCGTGGAACAGAGATTCAATCAATTGCAGGAAATCGAAGCTATCTTAGAATACTTAAACATCGAACTTCGTCGACTACGTAGTCAGCATTTTAGAAAATATTTAGAAAATTATCAGCGATCATTAAGCAGTAGGGACTGTGAAAAGTATGTAGAGGGTGAAGCCGATGTTGTGGACTTTGAAAAGATCATCAACGAATTTGCCCTACTACGCAACAAATGGTTGGGCATTACCAAAGCATTGGATGTTAAACAGTGGCAGTTAAGTAATGTCATCAAACTGCGCACAGCCGGCATGGAGGACGCCAGTCTTTAATTAACCCAATTATCTGCGTATATAAATATGATTATGAAAATAGTCATAGTTACAGGTGGTTTTGACCCCATCCATTCTGGTCATATCTCATATTTTAATGCAGCCAAAAAACTAGGCGATGTTTTAGTTGTTGGGTTAAATTCTGACGACTGGCTACGTCGCAAAAAAGGCCGAGAATTTATGCCATGGCATGAACGTGCAGAGATAGTACGTAATCTCAAAATGGTAGACTTTGTTATCAGTTTTGATGACAGTGATGGCACTGCTATAGATGCTATTAAAAAAGTTGTTGAAAAAGAACCAGAATCTTTTATTATCTTTGCCAACGGTGGCGATCGTACTCCAGAAAATATTCCTGAAATGGCTGTTACTGACGAACGTGTTAGTTTTGCCTTTGGAATAGGTGGAGAAGATAAAAAGAATTCTAGTAGTTGGATACTAGAAGAATGGCGTAAACCTAAAACTGAACGTCCTTGGGGCTATTACAAAGTACTTCATGAAGTGGGCAAAGAAGTAAAATTAAAAGAACTAACTGTTGATCCTAGACAAAGTCTTAGTATGCAACGTCATAGAAGTCGTGCAGAATTTTGGTTTGTCAGTGAGGGCGAAGCCACTGTTTACACACTAAATCGTAAGACCGATGCTGAGCTAGTAGGTAAATTTACGCAGTTTGATCATACATGGATAGCAAACAATGAGTGGCACCAACTGTGTAATGAAACTGACAAACCCCTACGCATCATTGAGATTCAGTATGGTGATAATTGTGTTGAAGAGGATATAGAAAGAAAATGATTCCGATTTTTATAGGCTATGATCCAAGAGAAGCAATAGCATTTCATGTTTGTCATAACAGTATCATTAGACATAGTAGTCAGCCTGTATCAGTAAGTGCGTTGGCATTGAACATACTCAAAGGCTACGAAGAAAAACATACTGATGGCAGTAATCATTTTATCTACAGCAGATTCCTTGTACCACACTTAATGAACTACAAGGGATGGGCTCTGTTTATTGATGGTGATATGATTCTTAGAGATGATATAAACAAATTATGGGATCTAAGAGATGATTCAAAAGCAGTAATGGTGGTCAAACATGATTATAAGACTAAAATGACAGAAAAATATCTTGGATCAAAAAATGAAAATTATCCAAGAAAAAATTGGAGCAGTGTAATATTATGGAACTGTGCTCATCCTGCTAATGCTGTTGTGACTCCAGAATTTATACAAAATGCCACAGGTGCTCAGGTCCATAGATTTAGTTGGTTATCAGATGAGCTAGTTGGCGAGTTACCTAAAGAATGGAATTGGTTAGATATAGAATATGATCATAATCCTGAAGCAAAGTTAATACACTATACACTCGGTTCCCCATGCTTTCATGAATTTGCAGATCAGGGCGACTTTTGTGACGAATGGCATCGTGAAAGAATCTATACAGAATACTGTCAACAAAGGACTCTATGAAAGCGGCAGCAGTTTCTGGTACAGTCAAAAATTTTGGTCCAGTATCTAGAGGACTAAGTTGTCATGGCATAGAAACAAATCTTTTTTACACAGTCGAAGAAGCATTGGATTGGGGCTGTGATTTTTTTGTACAGACAAATATCTATAACCAGTTTAAATCTGACAAAGAATTATATAAAAAAATTAAAACAACTGGAAAACCTATATTAGTAATCGAAAGTCCTGTGTTTAGATTTATCGATGATGAAATATATAAATGGTACAGACTAAGTTGGAATGATTATCTATTTCCAGAAGCCATATATCCTATCGATGATAGCAATGAGCGGTGGGAATGGATAAAACAAGAATATAATTTAAAAATTAATGAGTGGCAGCACAGTGGTACTAGTATTGCTATTGCTTTACAAAAATTCAGTGACAGTAGTTTAAATTCTTTATACAGCGAAGAAATTGAAAAACCATTTCCAAGATACATTGAATGGTTGGATTCTGTAATTGATAGTATAAAAGATTTAGGTTTTAGAAAAATCATTTTAAGACCCCACCCATTAAATAATCCCACACAAAATAGAAAACTCTCTGAAAAATATATTAAACATACTATAAGTCGCGACAACAACTTTGTCAAAGACTACAAATGTGTAGTAACGTTTAATAGTCTTTATGCTATTGACTGCTTATATAACGGCATATCTGTGATAAGTTTATCTGATTCTAGCCTACAAAATCAATTTGCAAAATACCAATTACAGGATATAATTAATCCTCCCACTCCTTCTAACAGAGAAGATATTTTTTCAAAATTAAGCTATTGTCAATGGCGTGAAGATGAAGTTAGACAAGGTGTTCCTTTTGAAAAACTTTTAAAAATATTTCAATGAATAAGATTTATATTACAACAATGAATCAAGAATATTTTGATTCTTTAGGTTTTAAAACTTTACAATCATGGTTAAAAAATTGTAAACAAGGTAATATTATTCTTTATGCAGAAAACTTTTTACCCATATGGGATAAACCTCATCAAATTATTAATTGGGATGATTCCTATTATAATAGACTAATTGTTAAAAAAATTAATTTAGATGAACAATGGAAAAGTTTATATTATACTTTGACTGGCAGAGCAAAAAATTTTATTTGGAAGGCTGCGTCGTGGACCGAAGCATGTAAAGAGTTTAAAGGCATTGTGACTTTTTTCGACGCTGATCTAATTTGTTTCAGTGATCCAGAAAAAATTATAAATCAATTTATAGATAACAACTACGATGCAAGTATTTTATCAGTTAAAGATATAAAACCACATGCTGATTCTTGTTTTTACAGTATCAATACATTAAAAAATAATAATATTATAGACGAATATACGAATCAATATTTTAAAAAAATTTTCGATAATACAATATACCCCAAGCCGTATGATGCTCCAGTTTATGCCAAAACTTTGAATATTTTAAAAGATCAAATTAAAATTTGGGATTTTAATTCTGGTTCGGATGCAAAATCACCATTAAAAGATACTGTACTTAATAATTATTTTAGACATCTAAAAGCAAATCAAAAAGACAGTGGCAGACTGCTAGGTTTGATAGATAAAACAATAAATGCTATTGATAAAGATAAAACCATAGAAGATGTTTTATTAAGATTCGATAGAAAATTAAGACAAGATGACAGTAAAAAAACAGGAGTACCTTTTTAAATGATTAAGTGGAGGACTCAAAATGACTCGTATCTTTTACAGATGTTAAATGCTGGTGTAAAGGATAATCGAATAGAATTGGCTATAATTTCTGATCTTAAAAAAGATGACAGTACAGACCCTATGTTTTTAAGGGGCATTGCAGGAAAAATTTTAAGATATAGGTATAAACACAATTTGCCATACTGGTACATGGATACTGGATATTGGGGTAACTACAGAGATGTGAACAATTTTAAAGGTTTTAAAATTTGGCACAGAATTGTTAAAAATGGATTACAACACAATAGTATTATAAAAAGGCCTGCTGATCGCTGGGAATATCACAAATATAAAATACCTAAACGAAAAAAAGAAGGCAGTGATATATTATTAATACCAGCAAGTGCAAAGTCTGCTAAATTTTATGGTATAGACAATGACGTGTGGGTTCAACAAACTATTGAAAAATTAAAACAATATACTGATAGGCCTATAAGAGTTAGAAATAAAATAGGAAGAACACAACGTATAATAGAAAATACAATATTTGATGATTTAGATTCAGCATATTGTGCCATAACATATAATAGTATTGCCGCCAGCGAAAGTGTGTTATATGGAGTTCCAGTTATAACTTTAGCACCTAATGCCGCCGATCCTGTCAGCGAAAAACAAATAGAAAAAGTTGAAAATCCGTATTTTCCAGACAAAGATTTGATCTTTGATTGGGCATGTCATCTAGCATATGGACAAGTTTCTAGTTTTGAATTTGAAAACGGCCATGCCTATAGGCTTCTTTTAGAACATTGGAATTTTAATGTACCTTTTATTAAGTAATAAAGAAATAATCGATTTTTTAATTGAAAAAATTGACTACGCAAAGAAATTTGCAAACGTTCCTATATCATGGACAGAGACTGAAGAATATATATCTTCTATAGATGAAAAGTATCTTGTAGGAGAAAAATTCATACCAAAGTTTAAACAAAGAGTAGCTGCCCTAGTTGAAAGCGATCTTTTTAATCACATAAAACTTATTGAAGAATTAATTAAAAAAGAAAAGAAAAAAAATTTTAATTTAATAAACAACAACATTGATTATTTTGTCGACACTTTAGGCAAAGATAAAATTTTAGATTTTTATCTGAAAGATAAAAAGAAAAACTTTGTAAAAAGCACAGGATTGCATATAGATTCACAGGCGCAATTAATAAGACGAAGTGATTATTCAGATAACACTAAAAATTGCTTGTTTAGAAACATGGACGGAAACGAAGAAATGTTGCTAGACAAAATGAGTAGAAATTTACCTTTTTGGTTTATAGATACTGGGTACACAAATTTTTTAAATGGTAAGAACAAAATCTGGCATAGATTAGTAAAAAATAATCTACACCACAGCACATATTTTGAAGCGCCAGTTGATAGACTTGGTATATTTGAATCTTTTCCTTTACCATGGAGAAATGGCGGTGATAAGATATTAATTATAGAACCAGGCGAGTTTAGTGCCAAAACTTTTGCTATTGATATAGCATCTTGGAAGAAAAATATCATTTCTGAATTAAAAAAATATACAGATAAAAAAATAGTAATTAGAGAAAAATTAAGCAAAACAGTTAGAACAAATTTATATAACGAACTTTGTGATGATGATTACTATTGTGTAATAAACATTAATTCAAACGCCGCAGTAGAATCTATATGGGCAGGAATACCAGTAATAACACTAGGAAAACACATATCTAATTCAGTTAGTAGGAGTAAAATTTCTGATGTGAACAATTTATATAAACCTCATTTAGCACAATGGTTATGTATGTTAAGCTACAGTCAATTTACCTATGAGGAACTAATAAACGGTATTGCAGTGAATATCGTAAAGCAACATCATGTCTAAATTAACAGCAGTCGCATATTATAGTGGTATTCCACCTAATAATAAAAATCCTGAAAAACCTTTGATTCTAGACTATTTTTGTCAGGGTGTAAATGCCTGCGGCGATACTGCAACTGCACATAGAGGATTTAATCCTATAAACTGTGATGTGGCTCTTATTCAAGGATTTGTTCATGAAGATGGTAAAAACATGCCACACTTGAATTTAAGAAAACAAGCACTGATATTGCAAAAAAATACAGGTAAAAAATCATTAATAGTAGACAGTAATTTATTTTTATTTGCAGATCCAGGAAATTCTCAACACTATTTAAGATATAGTTTTGATGGAGTTTTTCCAACTACTGGATTTTATTTTGATAGAGATATTGACCCAACTCGTTGGCAAAAAATCAGCAAAAATTTAAACATAAGTTTGCAACCATATAGAAATTCCGGAGATCATATTTTAATTTGTTTACAGAGAAACGGCGGCTGGAGTATGAAAGGGTTAAATTCGTTAGTATGGCTAAATGATACTGTTACTAAGATTAAACAATACAGTGATAGAAAAATAATTGTTAGAGCACACCCAGGAGATAAAAAAACACAAGGCTTTATCAAATTGCATCATAAAAATGTGCTGTTAAGTCAAAAAGAAAAACTAACAGATGATTTAATTAATGCTTGGGCCACTGTGGTATACAATAGTAGCCCCAGTGTTGCAAGTTTAATTATGGGAGTTCCAGCATTTTTAACTGATCCTGTGCCACAAAATAGTCAAAGTTTTGGGGCTGCAAATTTAGATATAAGTAAAATTGAAAACCCTGAATTCTTTGATCGGCAGTCATGGATAGAAAAAATTAGTATGTGTCACTGGAACTTTGAAGAACTTAGATCAGGTGAATCTTGGACATTTTTTAAGAGATATGTATGATAAAATTAGATAACGGTTGGCATGTACCAGAAGGCGATATAAAAATGACTACTCATGTGTCATTAGACGAATCAGTAGATCAGCCAACTTATGAACAGCGACATAGAGATAGTATATTAAAGTTTATTCCAAATAAAGAAACATTTGTTGATGTTGGAGCAAATTTAGGCATATGGTCCATAGCAATGTCTCCGTTTTTTAAACGCATAATATCTTTTGAACCAAGCCCTAGAAATAGAGAATGTTTAGAACAAAATTTAAAAGACCGAGCAGAAATACGTCCGTATGCTGTTAGTAATACTAATGGCGTTGCTTATTTTTCTGATGCTGTAAAAAATTGTGGAGATTCAAAACTAGTTAGTTCTAACTCACCAATGAAAAGAAAACAATATGAAGTAAATGTAGTTACTTTAGATAATCAGAACATTACTGACTGTTCTTTAATTAAAATTGATGTACAGGGTCATGAACTACCAGTTGTATTAGGTGCTGAAAAAATAATCACAGAACAGCAGCCTTGGGTAATATTTGAAATCAATGAGGACATTGACGAAATTTGTAAGTTTTTTGAAAATAAAAACTATGATATGATCATTAACAAATCAAAAAGAGTTTTTATTTTTGCACCTAAAGAAGGAAAAAATAAACCTTTAGATGAATCTGCTTTTGGCCGATGGTTTGGGCATGGTCCTTATAAAAAATTACTAAAAGTTAGATAAAATTAATTAAGGTCGAAATACATACCAGATGATAATTCTTCTCTGGTAAATTGACTATAAGATAAGTGATAAATCCAACGCATTTTAATATCGTTATCAACTACTGACAATTCCTCTATTTTTGAAATATCACTGTTGTATATGCTACACGTTGCTGATTCCCCTACACTTATAACAGGTATGCCATACATTGCCGATTCTACTAGTGCATTAGAGGAATGTCCAATAACACAATATGTATTTTTAGAAATAAAGTTTAAAAATGTATCACTAACAACTCTTTCTCCTCTAGATGCAGGACGTTGTCTAATTCGTATAGGCCTATCTGAATATTTTTTTATTTCGTAAATAATTGATGTTAGCCAGTCATTTACACTGGGTGCTAAATTTTCAATATGAAGTTTTTTTTCATCAGGTAGAACAATAACAATATCATCACCCCTAGTTAAATTAGTCAACTTGATATTAAAGGAATTCCATCTATCTGAAGGCCGGTCTATGACATCTGTTATGTTTTGATAAGAGTTTTTTGATACTCTAAAATAAGTTTTTAATTTATTGTTTGAAAAATAGGCACTATCTAAATTATAAAAATCTAAGTTATGTTTTTTACAATGTGTATGTAAGGTTTTCTTATATCTCCCAGCCCAACACATAGGTAAAGACGTATTACTCATTGCCTCTTCAACAGATACAATTTTGCCATTACCTCCCAGAGTAAAGGCATTAACACCGTACTTCTCACCCCCAAAAGACAAAAAATTTATTGTCATTTTAATAAAGCAATTTGATTGTGTCTAGCACCCTGCCATTTTAATAGAGCAAGTTGTTTTCTTTTTGGTCGTTCTGGCATGGTCATTTCTATGATTTCATGACTAGCAGATAAATTAGATGTAATTTCATCTATTGCCTGCTTAACACCTTCAATTTGATAATCATCAAACACAATTACTGTGCTTTCTTTTACCATAAAATAATCATGCATTACAGTTTCGTAGCTATGCCCACCATCAATATATACAAAATCATATGCTACTGGGCTAGTTAAGGTGTCTTTTGTGTAACCTTTGATAAGTTCATAACTAAATCTTTTCCCGTATTTTTCTTTTCTTTTTGTCAAAGCCTTGTCAGCTAATTTAAAATTACCGGGCCCTTTGCCATTATGTTCTTGTGCATCGGTATTTTTATCTGCTAAATCAAATAGATCATAACCTGTATAGTGTAATCTATGAACTTTTGGGAATAGATAATCTATAAATTGTATGGCACTGCTACCATTGTGTGTTCCTATCTCGCAGATATTCTGTGGTAAGTATAGATCAAAAATTTTAAAAAAATTTTGAAGTAAATTAATTTTCATCTTATGCCTGCCCAGTATAATTCTTTTCTATGTACAGCTAAATCCACTCTGTAACTTTTTCCTGACGTTTTTCTATCACCTTTTAAGTGATCTAAGTAAGCACCCAAATCTGTATTGATTAATGGATGTCCTTCACCGGGACTATTTTTTGGATTAGGCCTAATATCTACAAGATGTTGACTCCAGTTATGTGTTTTAAGCCCTTCTTTTTCTAAACGTTCTCTAACAATATCAAAAACATAGCTGTCATGCCATTCTTTTAAGGTAAAAATGCCATTTTCTGCATCATCCCACATTTTTTGAAAATCTTCTAAAAATTTTCTTACCATTGGATCACGTAAATTCAAAGAATAAAACCCACATTCACTATATTTGTTGTGTCTACCTAAATAACAAATGCCCGTGTCCTCAGGAACAAAATTATCTAAAAAATTTCTTGGCATATTGCTGTGACATATAATATCGGCGTCCATCCATATCAAAATATCTGCATCTGTCTGTTTTGCGGCTGCAAATATTGAATAAACCTTATGACTGAAACGAACTGCGTCCCATTTAAACGGTTTTTTAGCATCTTTACGATTAGGATCAGGACCCTGGCCATTAGCACGTGGATCATTTTTATATTTTTCTTTAAATGTTACGATTTCAGGACTTTGTTGGTGTAAATCATAAACATGAATTTTATTTTTATGATTTTCATGTACGTACGGCGTACAATTTTCTGTAAAAACCATTAATTCCATAGGAATATTTTTTATAAACGTATCTATAAAATTTTGTCCGTATTGTTGTAGGCCTTTTTGATGAAATGTAGTAACAGCAACAAATTTTCTCAAAACTAACTCCTTAAATCGTTAAATATACTACTATTTATGGATGACTTATGATCTTTGGTTTATTTAAAGACTTCGGTGCATTAAATTCGGGCTCAGTGTTTGCGGCTTTTGAACAAGGTGTGCAAAAATTGGGCCATACGGCTGTTGGTGGTCATATGGACATGCCAGATGTTGCCGTAATATGGAGCGTATTGTGGAATGGTAAGATGTCCAAGAACAAAGAAGTCATGGATCATTTTATCAAGCAGGGAAAAAAGGTAATTGTATTAGAAGTTGGCGGATTAATTAGAAATCAAACATGGAAAGTGGGAATAGGTGGCATAAATGGTGAAGCATATTTTGGCCATGAGACTGAAAATATCAGTGATCGTTTAAGAAGTATGAAAATTAAGATACAACCTTGGAGATTAAAAAGTTATCAACCAAGATATATTTTAATTTGCGGTCAAAATGATCGAAGTCACCAATGGCGTGACATGCCGCCCATGCAAGAGTGGGTGACTAAGACAATCAGTGAAATTCGTCAGTATACTGATCGAGATATTCGCGTTAGGCCACATCCACGCAGTCCACTAGATATGAAATGGACACAACAAACTATCAACGATTTTAATGATGTGTATTTTAATCAGCCAAGACACATAGCAGGTAGCTATGATGACTATGATTTTGAAAAACAATTAAGCGATGCATGGTGTGTTATTAATTGGAGCAGTAATCCAGCTACTCAAGCAGTGTTAAATGGCATTCCAATTTTCACAGGACCAGAAAGTTTGGCCGCTCCTGTGGCAAATTTGCGACTAGCTCGCATAGAAGACCCCGATATGCCAGACAGGCAGCAGTGGGCCAACAATATTGCTTACACTGAATGGACTATTGACGAAATTGCCCAAGGTTTACCACTAGCAAGATTAATAGATAAACTAAAAACTTGACTTTGCCTATCAAAGTGTTATAATAGTCATATGATGACTGTTGACGATATTATCTTTAAAATAGAAAATTATGGCTTTGCTAATCTGAGCCCCTCTATATCTAAAAAAGACCGAGATATTTTGGCAAATATAGCCAAGTTGTTAAAAACTTCAAATTATATTACCAGTAATCAAGGTAACTTGTCCATAAAAATTCTAAAAGAAAATTTAGAACATTTGAACTTTGTAGGCGCTGATTTAATTAGTGTTGTTAAATTGCCGTTATGGTCAAGAAATTTCAAAAATCCTGAAAAAATCAGGAAAATTTATCTAAAAACCACAAATTTTAATCAGCCAACAATCACTATCAAAGCCACTTACACAAAGGATTTGAAAAAAGCAATTATTGAATTACAAAAAAATTCAGAAGGCCCACTTCACTCAGTAGTCGGTAGTGAATATCATATTTCTTTGACTGAAAAAAATCTAATCAGGACCATAGATACACTAAAAAAGTATAATTTTGAGAAATCTACTGAAATTTCTGATTTTTATCAAAAAATTAAAAACATAAATTTAGATGAAGTTGAAAAACAATTTGACATTGAGCAATCAATTGACGAAAATTTAAAAAAACAGTTAGTAGCTGATATTGGTTCAGCAAACAGCAGAGACCCTCTGTTCTTAACTGATAGAAAAATCAAGTTTCAATACACCTATAACAAAAAAATACAGGGTATTGACGAAAATAGTCTGCTATACAAAATTTCAACAAGAAAAAATAGTCAAATTTTTGTAAATTCAGAAAACTTTACCACATCAGAGTTAGCATCGACTTTAAGAAGATTAAACAGGTTGCCAGTACTGATAATTTTAGATGAGTATAACCCAAAAGCCAGCTTAGAAAACCTAAAAATTATCAAAAAAACTATGGATTCATTGAATTTTCGTGGTAACACTGGTGTTTATTTTAGATTTGATAATACTGGTGAAGGCGCCGAGTTTAATAAACTTGTTGCCGAGTATGGTTACAACAAAAAGTTAGATAGTGATAATAAACTAACTATCTTAAGCAATGGAAAAATACCTAAATTTTTGTTAAAAACCAATTGGTACCCAAAATCTGTAATCAGTTTTACAAATAATTTAAGAAATAATAAAACCAGCGTGTATTGCAATGAATGTGATTTGATTGTATACTATACACCAACAAAACCAGTAATTGGAAATGTAGATGCCATCGTGTAAGTTAGTGATAAAAGATGAAGTAAACATAAAATTAGAAGGATTGCCCGTAGAAGCAAGGCGCAAACTTGCCAATGCATTCAAATACGAAATTCCATATGCACGTTACCATCCTGCATATAAGTTAGGTCGCTGGGATGGTCACAATAGTCTATTTGGTATTGGTGGTAATGGATATTTGAACCAATTAGAAAAGATTATTGAGATACTTGCTTCAATGAATATTGAAATTGGTGAAGTAGAAGATCTAAGACAGCCTGTAAATTTTAAATTTACCGCAGTAACGGAAACATATTGGGCAGACAGAGGCAAAGTTTGGCCTAAGGGTCATGTAGAAGAAGGCAAACCCATTGTGCTACGTGACTATCAAGTCGAAGCTATAAACAAATTTTTAGAAAATCCACAGAGCCTACAAGAGATTGCCACAGGGGCGGGCAAAACTATCACTACAGCAACATTGGCTAATATCTGTGAAAAATATGGAAGGACTATCGTTATAGTTCCCAATAAAAGTCTAGTAGAACAGACTGAAGAAGATTTTGTTAACGTGGGTCTCGATGTTGGCGTTTACTACGGTGATAGAAAAGATCTAAACAAAACACACACTATTTGCACGTGGCAGAGTCTTAACATATTAGATAAAAAAAGTAAAAATGTTGAACATGACATATTAACTTTGGCTGAATTTTTAGATGGCGTTAAGACTGTGATTGTTGACGAAGTGCATATGGCCAAGGCCGAAGTGTTAAAAAATTTGCTAACAAAAAATCTCAGCAATGCCTGCATACGTTGGGGATTGACTGGCACTGTACCTAAAGAAGACTACGAGAGTCAAAGCATTTTTGCCAGTATTGGGCCTGTGATCGGTGGCATTAAGGCACACGAATTACAGGAAAAGGGTGTGTTAAGTAATTGCCATGTAAATGTCGTACAACTCATCGACTTGCCTGAATTCAAACAGTATGCAGATGAATTGAAGTATTTGGTCACCAACGAAGATCGTATGCTATATATCAGCAACTTAATTAGGGAAGTATCTAAGAGCGGTAACACATTAGTATTAGTTAACAGAATCGATAGTGGCAAATTTCTCGTCAATGAACTAACAGACAGTGTGTTTATTTCCGGCGAAGTAAAGACCAAAGACCGTAAGGAAGAATATGATGAAGTCAAGACTAGTGATAACAAAATTATCGTGGCTACTTACGGGGTTGCCGCGGTGGGTATTAATATTCCCCGTATTTTTAATCTGGTACTGTTGGAACCCGGTAAGAGCTTTGTCCGTGTTATCCAAAGTATCGGGCGCGGAATACGTAAAGCTGAAGACAAAGATTTTGTCCAAATCTGGGACATAACCAGCACTTGCAAATATGCCAAGAGGCATTTGACAGAACGAAAGAAATATTATAAGGAGGCCAAGTATCCGTTCACACTTGAGAAAGTGGATTGGCAAAAATAGATATGCAAATATTAACATTAGATAACAAACTGTTTTCACTAAACAACTTGCCCGATGAGGTAGATGAAAGCACACGATTCGCTGTTCTTGATAACAGTGATCCTAAAGAACCCGACTTTTTCTTTATGCCTTTAATATTTTTAGAAAGTTTTAATAGTCCAGCGATGGTGTTAAAAATTGGCAATGAGGAAGTAGCAATGCCTATCGATTGGAGTATTGCAGTAGGCGACAGCAGTAGCGGTTGCGACGTCGAGATACTACCGTTGACTAGTTTAAATGACCGTGGGTTTGAAGCACTGATTTTTAATCCTTTAAGTAGTTTTAGAGTAGAGTTTAAACCTATCGAGATTGTAAACTTTTACAACGATGTAAAATGGTACTTTCCTAAGATGCGTAATAATCAACTACTCGCAACGCCATTAGGATATCAAGAAAAACCAAATTGTGCTTATTTTGTCAAGGAGATAAGTAGACAGAGCGAGATTATTGATATTAGTAAACTGTTATAAGGAAGTAGTATGAGCGATTGGATTGATGAGTCACAAGAACTACAAGAAGCACAACTAGCAGAAGCATTAGCTAAGAGACAAAAAGCTCCAGTGAAAACTGGATTTTGTTTGGCCTGCGAAGAACCCACAGAGGGTGCATTCTGCTGTACTGACTGTAGGGATTATTATGACAAAGTACAAAGAATGAACGCAATAAAAGGAAAATCATGATAGCAGGTAAAGTGTGGGGTCGAACTGAATTATTAGAAGCTAATGGTGTTTTAGAGTTTCATCGTATTGAAGCTAAAGCAGGTGGTGTATGTAGCAAACACAAACACAAGTATAAATGGAACGGGTTCTTTGTAGAGTCTGGAAAAATGATTATTCGTGTTTGGAAAAATAATTATGATCTAGTAGATGAAACTATACTAACAGCAGGACAATATACAAAAGTTGCCCCAGGCGAGTTTCATCAATTTGAAGCCATTGAAGATACTATAGCTTTTGAGCTATATTGGGCCGAATTTGATCACGAAGATATTGAAAGAGAGACTGTGGGGTTTAGTAAATGACAGTAACAGCTGATTACGCAGAAAGTTTAAAAAAACTTCATGAGAGTAAGGCATTTGGAAATAGAGCAAATATTCCTTCTGAAGTTGCAAGATGTATTGAAGAATATGATATTCAAAGTATTTTAGATTTTGGATGTGGAAAAGGCAACGTTGTTACTGCACTAAAAGAAACATATCCCAATTTAAAAGTTTACGGCTATGATCCAGGTAGAGAAGGGTTTGATGCTCTTCCTGACAATGTTGATATGATTATTAGTACTGATGTACTAGAACACGTTGAACCTGATCTGCTTAACGAAACACTATTAGATTTAGCAAATAGAACTAATAAAGTCATGTATCATTTGATAGCATGTCATCCAGCAAAAAAATGTTTGCCTGATGGAAGAAACGCACATCTTATAGTGGAAACGCCTGATTGGTGGAAAAACAAATTATCATCTGTATTAGGCTGGAAAATGTACAATGAAAATACACACGAATATTTGGCTCAACCTAAAAAGGGACCATCCATTCAAGTTGTAAAATATACTGTAACTTTAGAAAAAAATGGGAACTCTTAAACCAGGTGTAACATATATTTACGAAAGCCCAGATGGCGGCAAAACAGTTTATGCTAGAGAACATGGTAAGCCGCACAACGAAAGAGTTGTTATTGGGTATCAATATGATCTTTTTGAAGATATAAATTGGCATGAAATTGCCCTACATGCTCGAACAAATCCAGTGTTGCAAAAAGCTCTTGAACGTGCTATAATAATACATAAATTGAGTAAAGATTATGGCCAAAATAGAGCTTAAAGAAAAACTAGCCGCAGTTGATTTAAATGCCAAGGAACTGTGGGACGAAATGGATGACGACCAGCGTAAGGCATTAAAACAAGAATTGTTCATATTGAATAGATATATCAGTAACGTCAAAGTATCTAACAAAGAAAAACAAGAACACTTTGTTCTAGCAGTTAACGAGTATTTTAATAAACATTGGTCTACTCTACAAAAACATCCTAAATTGCTTTGGCAATTACTGTGTATGTGTAATTATGATGCAAAGACTGTGTTCTATCATGAATGGATTGGCTTTAAAAGGAAAAAAGGCGAAACAAAAAGTTTAAAACTTCTTCAAGAATTATACCCTAATAAAAAATCTGATGAGCTTGAACTAATGGCTGAAATTTATTCTACTAAAGAACTAAAAGCATTAGCTGAAGAAGAATGTTGGGACGAAAAGAAAATAGCCAAATATTTCTAATGTTTAAATTAATGGAACAACAGTACACTTGTCCGCATTGTGATTCAAAGTTTATGAAAGAAAAAACTTTGATAGTACATATGTGTGAACAAAAACGTAGACATTTGGCACGTAATGAAAAACATGTACAAGTTGGTTACCAAGCGTATATTAGATTTTATCAACTAGTACAAAAACAAGATGTGCCTAAAACATATGAAGATTTTGCACGTAGTCCGTATTACAATGCTTTTATAAAATTTGGCAGTTTTGTACACAATGTAAATCCCTTATATCCAGATCAATATATCGACTACGTAGTTAAAAGCGGAGTTAAATTAGATCACTGGTGCAGAGATGGACTATATGAACAATATGTACTGTATCTTGTAAAAAGTGAACCAGTTGAGGTAGCACTACAAAGAACTATTGGCCACATGATGGAGTGGGCAGAAAATAATAACAGTGTCTGGAATCACTATTTTAATTACGTCAGTGTCAGTAGAGCAGTGTTTGATATTAAAGATGGCAAGATCAGTCCATGGCTAGTTCTTAACTGTGTAAGTGGTAAAAAACTATTAGGCAACTTTAATGACGAACAATTAAGTGCTGTGGGTTCAACTATTGACCCAGAGTTTTGGCGTAAAAAGTTTGCTAAACATCCTAGTGATGTAGAGTTAGTTAAACAAGTAGTTAAGGAGTCAAATCTGTAATGCCTGATATTGATATCGACTTTGCTAATAGAGATAAAATTTTAGAGATAGTACAACATGTCAAAGCAAGACGTGTTAACGATGGCGTCGTCACACATCATAATACAGGCGTGTATCCTCATAGTATACCTGTAGATCCTGTAACTAATATTGCAGGCATTGATTATAAAACTGCTGAAGATCGCGGATATTTTAAAGTTGATTTCTTAAATGTCAGTATCTATGAAAAAATTCAAAATGAAGATCAACTGGTAAGATTAATGACCACTGAACCCTTATGGGACTTGCTTGAACAGAAAGATTTTTGTGATCTAATATTCCATGTCAATGGTTATCATAATTTGATAGCTAAAATGAAACCTCAAAACATTGAGCAATTGGCTATGTTTTTAGCTGTTATTAGGCCAGGCAAAAAACACTTACAATCTAAAGTAGAAACTGATGGATGGGATAGTATTAAGGATGAAATTTGGACAAAAACTGAAGACAGTTATAGTTTTAAGAAGAGCCATGCTGTGGCCTATGCACACGCCATTGTTGTGCAAATGAATCAAATTTGTGAAATTATCAGCTACGGATATAGTTAACGAGTTTTACGAACTAACTGTACATTTTTTCTCTTAACTCTGCGTACACTGAGATTGAGTAAATTTACAACAGGACCCAATAATATACGCACATCTTTGCTGTTAAATGTTTTGACACAGTATCTAAAAGGCTCAATTTCTGATCTTAAGAAAATGTTAATAGGGACTTGCCTGTTGCTTTCCCACCACCAAGTTTCACCCACTAATAAAAAGGCGTTTTTTTCTTCAGGGGTTCTTAGAGCATTGATATCATAAAAACTAGTAACATACTGGTCTTGATTTATAATAATCCCTACATATTCCTGCTCACCGTAGTTAATGACACTGATAAATGGTAAATGTTCTTCTGTTGTTTCTTTAAGCTTCTTAGGCATGATAAATATGTTTAAGGATTGTCCCAATGCAAAAAATTTCAAGTTATTTATATCCAAACCGAATTGAGGTCATAGCAAATGTGGCGCTAGATCCTTCGACATGCCCAGTGGAGTGGAAAATTGTGTATCAGAAACCTATAAAAATTTATAAAGGCGTTGATAACGTCCTAGAACTAGAAGTTAAAAACGCCGATCAAAAACGTGTAGACATATTTGGCAAAACTGTTAAATTTGTTCTTATGGATCAAACCAGTAGAGAAATAGAAACATATGATGCCACTGTAGTTGATGACGGTAGTACTGCATGTATCAAGGGCGTGGCCCGTATCAGTATTCCCGAAACTGACTTAGCCGATTTAGATCCGCAGCATTTGAAATTTACCAGCTACATTCTTAACAACGACAATACC